TGACAATTATCTGGTGTTACATGTTTAGCTAATCCTGAAAGTTTGTTTTCTATTACATCTTTTATATCTTCATCTTTAAATTTTATTAAAACTCTTGAAGGGTAATATTTTTTACCTTTTTGTTCTAATACTAATTCTAAAATTTCATCGCCCCCTGTGTTTACTCCGTCTCTTGAAGGGTGACCATAAATTGTTGAATCTTTGTCGGGAAATATAGAATAATATGCCATTTTAATATTGTATTACACGTCCTTTAATATCTCTGTTTGGGAACCTAATTTCAAATATACTTGGATCTAGTGAAGGATATATTATTCCTTTTAAAGTAGCGTCTTCTAAATCATATTTAAAAGGAGAATATCCTTTTTCAACTCCAACTAGATTATCTATTGTTACTTTAGGTACTGATTGTACTCCTGTTACTTCTCCTATAGCATTATATATTTCTGATATTATTATTGGTTGATTTATTTGCCATCTATCTATATCAAAGTATCTTTTTAATGAATCTATACAGTCTCTTAACACATCTTCATTATTAAAATTCTTAAAAGTTACTATTTCAAATTCTAACCCTATATTAATATAAAAAGCATCTTTAATATTAATAGCATCAGTTAACATTCTATGTTGTTCTAAATATGTTGATAAGTTTTCTTTTGTTGCTCTTGAAGCTTTTGTTAGTCTTTTATTTTGATTATAAGCTAACACATATAAATTTAAAGCTAAAGGGTTTGGTATTTGATTAGGGCCTGTAACTAATGGGGATATTTGGTCGTCTTGAGTTATATAAGCTTTAGCTATAGCTCCAAATTTAGGAGGCATAGATAAAGTTCTAACTAAATAATCTTCTTTAGTTACTGTTCTATTTTGGGAAGAAAACGTTGCCATAGCGTTGTTTCTTATTTCTTGAACAGTATCTCCAGGACCTCCACCTGTTGCAGGTTCTGGGTTTGAACTTGCTACTGAATTTCTAACATAATTAAAAAGTGTTTTATTTAAGTCAGGTCTATTTTTTATATCTAAGAATTCTGCTTGTGTTATAGAGTTAGCAATAACATTTGCATTTATTCCAAATTCATTAACAAAATAAGTTACTGTGATAGTTGTATTTGAAGGTACTATTCCGTAAGTTCCTGTGTATAAAAAATTAGAAGGGTCATAAGCATGGTCTAATTTTTTTAATCCTTCTTTAAGCCCTAATCCAATATTATCTGGATTAGGTATTATTTCTTCGTCTATACCCCCATTTTCTCCTGCTCCAAACTGAATTTCCATAGTGTTATCTGATTTTAGTCTAGTTATAAATCTTCTTGGAACTCTTTTTAATCTTAAAAGATAAGGGGTTTGTGAGTTATAAGCATGAAGATCAGGATCTGCTGCTGCTATATTTTCTATATCATCAAATATAGTATCTTGTGCTAAATAAGGTACTTCTGTATATCTATTTCCATCTGTATCTTCGATGGATTCTATTTCTATTATATTTCTGTCTTTTAAATTTAAAGTTAGGAATTTTTGATAAGCCCCTACTGAGTATGTTTGTGATTTACGAGTTGCTGCGTGGGCTTTTACTCTTTTAGTTAATAAATACCATTCAGGTTTTTTATTTCCTTCATTTACAGAATAAACAGACATATCTAAAGGATCTAAAGAGCTTGAAACTTTAAAATTTACATTTTGTTCTATTTTAAATACAGGGCCTGCTGTTGATTTAAAAGTAGATCCTTCACCTAATTCTAAAGCATATCTCATATCTGGTGTACTGTGTCTAATAGGGTCTGCAGGTATTAGTTGGAATAGATCTAAATATGTGCTTGCTGTTTTTGTGGCTTTAGGTCTATATCCCATAGAATAAGCCATATTATATAAGTTTTCTTTTTCTTGTGCTAATAATAGAAAAGTTTCTTGTAATTGTGTATTTTGATAAAAAGATAAAATATCCCCCATATAAGCAACCATTTCAATAAACATAGTACCAGGAGAAGAAGGACTAAAATCGTTTACTGTATCTGGAAAATACGTTTGTGCATAATCTATTAATTGACTTTTAATAGAATTATAAGTTGTATTGAGATATTTTATTTCTCTTTCAGGATGTGAATTTGATGTTTTAGAATATGCCATATTATATTTCTGTTAATGATGCTGCCTCTCCATTAAAATTAATTTGTATAACTTCTTTTGATTCATCTAATAATATTTGATAATATAATACTACACTTACTATATGTGTATTTGGATCAAAAGATACGTCTATATCATTTAATGTTATTTCTGGTATGTGTATATTTATTTCTTCATTTAAAGTAGATTTTAAATCTGCTGTGTTTATTTGTTGTTCAAATAAAAGATCTCTTATCCCTACTCCAAATTCAGGTTCATTTATTCTTTCTCCAGGATGTGTTAATAATAAATTAATTAAATTGCTTTTTATTTGTTCTTTAGTTGTAAAGGTTTGATTAAAAACTGCTGGACCATCAAAAGGAAATTTAACCCCTACACCAACACTGCTGTTTGATGATAAATCTATAGGGTCTATTCTTCTACTTGGTCTTCTTAAAGCCATTTATTATTTTCCTTTTTTCTTATCTATTGCTTTCATTAAACTACTATAATCTCTTGTAACAGCATCTGCTACTCCTTGGGGCATTGCTTCTACAGGCATGTTTGAGACATTTCCTCCTTCTAAATTTATGGGACCTGATGCTGCTGTTTCATTTAATAAATCGTTTAAAGCTGGGTTATTTGTATAATTTTGCTTTTTAAATGGTTGTGTACCCATTATTTTTTCTCTTAAAGAATTTTTTGCTGTTTCTGGTATTTGATTGTTAGGAACTTCAACCATTTTTTCTTTATGTTCTGTAATAGTTGGTTTTAATTCATCACGTAAGTCTTCTTTAAGTGATTTAATTTCTCTACGTAACGCATAATCGATTTCTTCTCTAACTACTTTTCTAATTAAGTTTTCGAATGTTTTTGCTTTCATGTTTGTAATCTTAGTTTATTATAAATATAATTTTAATTTGTTTCTTTAATTAATTTTCGGGTTCTAGCATTATTTCTTCACCTTCATCCCCACTTATTAATTCCCCTTTAAATTTTCTTAATTTATCTGGTTCACCTGGATATATAGTTCCTCTTAATTCATCAGTTGACATTAAAACAGCATTAAATCTTTCATATCCTATTGTTTCAAAATTAGCATTTCTAATATAACGAATATATTCTTGATTTCCTGTTTGAGCTATTCTAGATAATATTTCTTCTGGTGATGAATTTTGTAACATCATTGATAATGCTCTTAAATTTTCTTGAGAGTTTGGGTCAAATCCTGCTGTCCCAACACCTGTTAAAGCATTGTCTCCTCTACCTCCTCCCGTTGATCCATCTGGTAATTTTCCTCCCTCTGTGTCGCTTCCTCCTCCTAACGAACTACCAGATTCTAAAGCACATGATTGTATTAGTTTTAAATATAACATTTCTAAAACTTGTATTAAAAACCCAATAGTTAATAAAACTGCTGCTATTGCTGCTATTACTTTTGCTATTATACTAAATATAGGTTTTAATTTTTTAAGTTGATTTTGGACCCATGTTTTAGCTACTTTCATATGTTCAGCCCATTTATTTATTTTATATTCAGCTTTAGCCATAAGTTCTATAAATTTACCTATTACACCTCCTGTACCTGTTCCTCCTAAGAAATTTAAGACTAATTTTGCTATTTTTATTACTATTTTTAAAATTACTAATATAGCAGCTAATACTGTAACTATAGCTAATATTATTTCTACAAGTTTTTGAACAAATTTGGCTAATTTTTCTAAAGCACTTATTTTTGATTTAGCTTTATTCATTATACCTTTTATATTGTTTAAAAGTTTTTTTAGTTTTTTATATGTCCTTTCTTTTCTTTTTTTATCTCCAGGTTTACATCCATTAAATTTCAGTTTTTCTTTTATTTGATCTTCTGAGATAAGTTCGTCTTTATATTTTTGAACTCTTCTCATACCCTCTTCACGAGCTTTTTTCTTAAGATCGTATATTAAAGATCCTCCTTTTGATTTTAAGTCCTCCCGCTCCTTTTCTATCTAAATCTTCTTTTAAATCTTTTAAATGTTTTTTTCTTAAGGTATCATCAAATATTTTTTTATTATTTGGATGAGGGCCTGCGTCTTTTAATATATATGAAGATTCTAATACTTGTAAAAGTTCATCTACCATTTCTAATAATCTTTTTAACCATTTAGTAGTTTCTTCTCCTTTTAAAGCGGGTTCAGTTGGTACTTGTAGTCCTCCTCCTCCTTGATTTCCTCCTTTTTTTAAACCTAATATAATATTAGGACAATTTATTATAAATTTACTTTCTGGGTTTTGACTTGTGTCAAAATG